AACGATATGCTTCGCGGTATCAAATCGCGATAATGAATGGAGGAATGAACAATGGCTTTTAGCTATCAGAAAGACGTGCAGAAGTACAACAAGCCCGCTACGCAGGGTGATCGTGCAAATCAGCAAGTAGTAATCTACACGCCGACCAATTTCACGGCGGCAGAAGATGTCAAAGTTGGCGGCTTTGTGTGGAGAGATACCACGAATCCCGAAACGCAGGTTGCCGCGTCCGGCACGGGTGCGCCGCTTGGATTCATGGAGCGCGTACAGAATTACGACAATTTCAATGAGAGCGTCGAAGGTACGCTTGTTATTCCGGCAGGGAGCGAAGTAAATGTTGCTATTCTTGGCGATTTCTTCGTTGCGGCTGACGCTTCCGTTAGCGTTGGTGATACTGTGTACGCCGACACGACCAATGGAGCAGTTACGTTTACAAGTAGTGCTGATACCGAGGACAGCGGCTTTGTCGCGTTTACAAGCGGCGCAAGCGGCGATATGGTTATCATTACTAAACGCTAATTGAAGGAGGAATGAAACATGATTGATATGGAACTTGCAAAGCAGAAAGGCTTTGACTTTGGCACTGCTACGAAGTTTTTTGATTCTGCCGAGCCGTCGAAAGGCGTTGTAGCTGACGCGCTCGACCCGAATACCACCGTACCCGCCTATATGTCGGCGTATGCTAATCCGCGCGTCATTGAGGTTTTGACCGCCAAGCGCAACTATCGCGCTATCGCCCCCGAGGTTAAGAACGGCGATTGGAGCACGGCTTTCACGCAGTTTAGAGCACTTGAATTGACGGGCACGGTTACGCCGTATCAAGACTACGACGCAAACGGACAGGCGAATGTTAATGTTAACTATCCGACCCGTCAGCAGTACCGTTTCCAAACGACCCTGCGCGTTGGCGATTTGGAACAGGATATGAGCGCAAACGCCCGTATCGACCTCTTTGCTGAGAAACAGCGGAGCGCGGCAGTTTTGCTTGAAATCGAATTTAACAAAGCGGCGTTCTACGGCGTTGCGGGCTTGAACATTTACGGCCTTTTGAACGACCCGAATTTGAACGCTGACCTTACGCCGACCACGGGCGCGGCGGGCAATACTTGGACACTCAAAACTGCGGACGAAATAATGGCTGACTTCGCCAAGATGTACGCGAAACTTTATGAGCGTTCCAACGGCTGGATTGACGGCAACACGAAGACGAAACTCGTTGTGCCGCCCGCGTCCCTCGCAGAACTTAACAAGGTCAACGCTTTTGGCGCAAGCGTCAAGAAGATGCTGGCCGACACCTACCCGAATATGGAAATTTTGACCGCTCCCGAAATGGTCACGGGTAACGGCAATCTTGCCATGATTCTCGCTGATGAAATCGAGGGTTCCCCGGTTGTGGAGTTCGGCTATACGGAAAAATATAAGGCTCATAGCATCATTCGTGAATCTTCGTCCATGCATCAGAAAGTTTCGGCGGGTACTTATGGCGCAATTGTCTATTATCCGTTCGCCATTGTGACGATGCTGGGGGTGTAAGCAGTGGCACAAACTACGGTATTTTATAACGGCGTTCGTGATTTGGAGTTTGAGATTGCTGACAAGTCGGGACTCGTACATACCGTTGTCATTAAAGGCAGTGGCGCGGGGCTGAGGGGTGCGAACGCGCAACCCCTTCCCGCCGCTGGTGCTTACGGTGCGACGGTTGTTGACGCTGATATGTGGTCGGCGGTGAAAGAAGCGTATGCCGAACACCCGGCCTTTAAGGGCGGCTTCATCAAAGATGGCACGTCTGAGAAAGCGAAAGAAGCCGCTATTGAAGAGGTGTCCGCACTTGATAACGGGCAAGCTCCTGCGAAACGCGACGAAGTGGGCAAGAAGAAAACCAAGACCAAGAAATAAGGAATGGGGGGCGCGGCTATGACGTTTGACGTTGATGATTTTCGGGCAGTATACCCGCAGTTTGCGGAATTTACTGACGAACAGCTTGAATTTATGGCACAAAACGCCCTCCTTATTTCGGGGCTGGAGAACGACACCACATTTACCGACGCGGATAAGCAAAACCTTTGGTATATGTTAGTTTGCCACCTCGCCACACTCGCACAGCGCGGGACGGCTGGGGCTATGGTAGGAGCAACGGAGGGAAGCGTGTCAGTCAGTTATTCCTCCCCTCAATACGGGAAAGAATCTGACTGGTACATGCTCACCCCTTGCGGCTCGACGTATTGGCAAATTATAAAGGGGCATAGATACGGGGGAATGTGGTTTGTCGGCTGTCACTGTTAAGATTCAAGGCGGGGACAAGTACAAAAAATTCCTTGCTAAGATGGCAGAAATTGCGGGAGGCGTTAAAGCCGGGATTTTTGGTGACGCTACCACCACTACGGAGAATGGGCGTTCCATGCATGTCGCGGAATATGCCGCCTACAACGAATTTGGAGCCACTATCGCTGTTACGCCTAAAATGAGAGCGTGGTTCCATTATCAAGGAATCCACTTAAGCAAGGACACGGAATCTATTCGAATTCCCGCGCGGCCTTTTATGCGAACGGTTGCAAAAGAGAAGCCTAAAACGTGGATTGGCACAATGGTCAAGTATTTGCGCGGAAAAGCAGAAAACCCTGCGGCGTGGAAAGATGCTTTGGGGTTAGCGGGTGAGCAAATGAAATCAGACATTGTGGATAGTATTCAAAATGGAAGTTGGACACCGAATTCTCCAGCGACGGTAATGATGAAAGAAAGCAAGGGAAAGTCGGAACCCGACCACCCACTAATGGACACGGGCCATATGATTGCGGCGGTCACATATCAGGTGGTGGATAAAGTATGAACTTACATCAAATAGTGAGTGGCGCAATTGGAAGCGTAAACCACCACGAAATGATTACTTTGTACCGTTGCAACGGTCTGCAGAATAGCGGCGGCGTTGTTTCCGTGAGTTATGATAAAGCAGACATTCTTGCACAAGTACAGGCCCCAAGCGCGGCGGACTTACGGCTTGTTGACAACTTAGCCGACGCGCGGCATGCGAAAAAGTTCTACATTAACGCCCCTGCAAGTACAATCAACCGCCATGAACAAACGGCGGGCGATATAATCGAAAGAGCAGACGGCTCTTTTTGGCTCATTAACATGATAAGCGACGATTTTACGCCCGAAGGTTGGCTTTGTTGTTTGGGTACGCTTCAACACGAACCGCCCGAAGGCATCGGGGGTGACGGCTCATGACCGAAGCGGACTTCATGCTGGCCTTGCACGGTTATATTGTTCATGTGACGGGTCTTGACGGTATCCGGATTTTTCGAGGTAATCAATCGCGAATGGTCCTACCGAAAAGTGGCTCGTATTGCATCTATACGCCTATTATACGGCAAAGACGCGGTACGAATGTATATACATTTAATGCGGAAGGATTGCCCGATAACAAAAACGGCGTGGATACGTTGACCGCGCTTGTTATGATTGACGTACAAGTTGATTTTTACGCTGATAACGCAAGCGCAAATGCACAAGCCTTGGAAATTGCGTCACGTTCCTACATCGGGACAGACTATTTTAAAGGCGAGGGCGTAGACGTTCGCGTTGTGACGGCACAAAACCCGCGCAATCTTACGGGTATTGACGCTTCTAATCAGTACGAAGAACGATGGAGCGTCACAATCACAGTGGAAGTGAATTCTTCGATAACGGCAAATCTGCCTTGGTTTGAAGATGTGCACTTTCGCAGACGGACAGGCACAACGCCAAGCGGTGAACCTGTCTATTCAGATGGTATTGTAAACGTAGACGCGGAATTTCCGCCTACGGACTAAGTAAGGAGGGAAAAATATGACGATTCCTGCTTCGTATATCGTGGCAATAAATCCGCGTCTGATTCCTGCGGGCGGCACGGATTTGGAATTCAATGGGCTTTTTCTTACCGAAAATGCTATGATTCCTGCTGATGCACCTTTGATGGCGTTTACCAGCGCGGAAACGGTTAGTGCGTTTTTCGGTGAAACGTCCAACGAATATGCGGTGGCGGCACAATATTTCTTGGGCTACAATAACAGCTTCTCGAAGCCGCGCCGTTTGATGTTTGGACGGCGCGTTTCGTCTGCGGTTGGCGCATGGCTTCGCGGTGCGAAGTTTAACGGCACGCTTGCCGAAATTCAGGCGGTAACGAGCGGCGTACTGACAATCACAATCAACGAAACCGAGATTTCGATTTCGAGCGTTGACCTTTCGGGTGCTACTTCGTTTAGTGATGCGGCTTCTACAATTGAAACAGCTTTGGACGCTGAATTGACGGGCGTAACGATGGCTTATTCTTCGCTTACGGGTGCGTTTCAGATTAACAGCCCCGCGACGGGCGCGACGGAAACGATTAGCTTTGCAAGCGGCACTCTTGCGGAACTTCTGAACCTCACCGAAACGGCGGGCGCGGTTCTTTCGCAGGGTAGCGACGCATTGACGCAGACGGCGAACATGAACGCCATTAAGCGGCAGTCGCAGAATTGGGTTACTTTCACGACACTTTACACGGCAACGGATTCCGAGCATTTGGGCCTTGCGGCTTGGGCTTCGGCGCAGGGAATTGATTATCTCTACGTTGGCTGGACGAATGATGCGCGGCTTTTGGTGCAGGGCGGTACGTCTGATATTGCCTCGCAGATTGAAGCGGCAGAATACGGCGCGACGGCATTGGTTTATGACAACGTTATGGTCGCGGCGTTCGTTCTTGGTTGCGCGGCAAGCATTAATTGGGAGCGGTACCAAGGTACTATAAATTTCGCGTTTAAACACGCGGACGGCCTTGCGCCTACGGTTACTGACGAAACTACGGCGGCACTTCTCGACGCAAAGGGCGTTGCTTATGTAGGCAAGTTTGCGACGCGGAATGACGCTTTCACCTTCCTCTACCCCGCCGCCATGTTTGGCAGATACGGATTTATTGACGCGTTTGTGAACACGATTTGGCTTAAAAATGTTATGCAGGTGTCCATCATGAACGGGCTGACGAACGCAGGGCGCGTTCCCTACAATGATAGGGGGTATGCGCTGATTCGTGCATGGTTGCAGGACCCCGTGAACCGCGCCAAGAACAACGGCGTTATTGATGATAATGTTACGCTTTCTGAAAGCCAAAAAGCGCAGATTTTCAATGAAACTGGAAAAGACCTCACGACGGAACTGTGGACGCAGGGCTACGCCATTCTCGTTGAAGATGCAGGGGCGGCGGTTCGCGTTGGTCGCAATTCGCCTAATATTAGCGTGTATTACACTTACGGAGGAAGCGTAAATCGCATTGAAGTCGCTTCCACGGCGGTTCTGTAAAGGAGGGAATTAGTGATGC